GCAGCACAGCAACAGGCATTCCAGACCCATTAAACCAAGTAGAAGCAACCTGAGTGCCAATATAAGCGGCGTTGCTATCACTCAATTGTTGTGCTGCCATAGGTCCACTAACCAAAGGACTGACAATTTCATGTGTGCGGTTTAGTGCAGCAAAACCAAGAATAGCAGCAGCGGAAAGCAAAAGACGACTACGCATTATCATTTCTCCTGAATAACAAAAGTGGTGCCTCGAATAGTAATACGCTGAACGGTATCAAGATTAATAGAACGCCATGCATTATTGGCCACGTCAAATACAGACATAAGGTTTGGATTATTTGACTTACGAGTAGCAACAGCGGCCTTAGCACTATCAGACGCAGCATCACCCTTCAAGAGTGAATGACCGGCATGAGTTTGCACATTCATGGTCCGCAGAGTGCCGTCTGCCTTAATAAAGTCAACACCGATAAAAGTGGAACCAGCAGACTCAATAAGAGCCTTAACATTTTCACGGCGCGATTCGATATTCACATTGCTCATTTCTAACTTCCTTTTTGTCTATGAATGCATCTTATAAGGTTTAGGCGAGAATGTCAAGCACTTCTTTTAATTTTTTTCGCTGAGATTGCAAATACTCATCTACGATCCACGACGCAAGAGTAGCACGGACTTGCAATTCATTATCATAATCACGGAAACCAGTCAAATAAAATCCCATCGTGCCGCAGAAAGTAGCACCCTCACCGTCAATTGTCTTATGGGCCATACCAATCATAAAATTGGTAAGACTTTCAATAGTAAACCGTTCCTTGGCGTGTTCATTGACAACCAAGATGACACTGGCAGTTTTAGTGAATTCGTCGCGGTCGATTTTCATGTGACTCTCCTTGGCTTATGAAGGTATCATAGATTATTTTGAAAACTATGTCAAGTCGTATTTTGACAGAAAATCGTTTTCTTCGATAAATTTCAGCGCACCTTTGAGGGCAGAAGAAGTTGAAGAAAAAGCCAACACTTGACCATCCGAATGAGAACACGCAATCACATCAAAACCATCATCAATTTCCCAGTAAAAAATTTTACCAGATTTTTTAATGTCAATTCGAATTTGAAGACCTTCAGCCATTTGCTCTCTCCGTTGTCTATGAGAGATTTATATACCCATCCATGATTGCTGTCAAACAAAATAGTATCATCATAACGCATATCGGTCATGATAGTTTTGCATAACTTATTGGTGGTTTTCGTTTGACATATTTTTAGGAGTTGGTATAATGCTTCCTGACAATATAGGAATTCATATGAATATTAGGTTTACTCATAGGCATCTGGTTAATAACAAAATCACATCACACAAGATGAGAAATGCTGTTAAGTTTTTCGCTAACCTATTGATGGATAAAAGCGTTTATGATGAGCTTCACATTGATATCGAATTTGTGACCGGTATGCTTAAAAGTCGTGGTCATGAAGGCGAAAGTTATTGTGAAGATTGGGAAAATGATTCAAAATATAGGTGGTTTACCATAAATATTGATCCGTCGATTTCTCGTAAAAATATTCTCTTGACATTGGCGCATGAAATGGTGCATGTTAAGCAATACGCGGTTGGAGAATTGCAAGAAACTGCGTCATCCAACATCACCAAATGGAATGGTAAGAAAATTGACGATGACGTGATAGATTATTGGGATTTACCCTGGGAAATTGATGCACACGGTAGAGAAAAAGGATTGTATAGCCGTTATGTCAAAAATGAGAAAACCGAAGGCAAAGCGAAATCCAATCGCAAAAGCCCTAAGCAACCCTCTGTTCAAACAGCGCGTTGTTAAATCTAAAATCGTTTATAACCGCAAGAAGGTATCCAAAAATGTCGCAAGGTATTAAGTGTATTTTGGACGGCAATCGTGGCATCTACGTCCCATATGCTTTTGCTGGTGATTTCAGTGAATGGCAAGGCATCAATAAAGAAGATATTGATATATGTCTGAGCGGTCCAAAACATGAATGGTATTGGGATGCCTGGAATACTATTTTGGATAACGCTTTTTTTATTGACAAGAATGGAAATAAGTGGTTCTTATATCAAGACGGTGATCTTTTTGCGGTCTGTAATGAACTGCTGACCGATGAAGAATATGCCGAATTTTATGGCGAAGAACGCGAATTAGTGGAGATTGAAAATGACCAAGCTCAAATTTAGGATTATTTTTTGGAGTGTGTTGGTTTCTGCCTGGGTTACTTCGTTCTTAACCGGTCTATCAGCACCACAACACTCCGGTCTAGAATATTTTTGTGGTTGTGCTTTTATTATTCTAGGTGTGTTTGTTATTGCCTTCGGTATCGGAGGTTTGGTTGCTACCATTACGAATTATTATTACGATCTACCGGAGAAGTGATATGACTAACGAAACAAAGTATGATTTTCAAGATGGTAAAGGACCAGTAGCAGCACACCAACACTCAAATGGTGGTGGCTGGGTTGCTGATACAGCTTCTGTTGCTGATAGTGCTTTTGTTGGACTTGAGGCTAAAGTCTTTGGTAGTGCTAGGGTCTTTAATAGTGCTGAAGTCTGTGGTAATGCTGAGGTCCGTAACAATGCTCAGGTTTTTGATAGTGCCCGGGTCTATGGTAATGCTGAAGTCTGTGGTAATGCTGAGGTCTTTGGCAATGCTAGGGTCTATGAAAATGCTCAGGTCTCTGGTAATGCTCAGGTCTTCGACAAGACTTGGGTCTATGGCGATGTTGTGGTCTTCGGCAATGCTCAGGTCTATGGAAATGCTCAGGTATGTGGTAATGCTGAGGTCTGCGGTAATGCTCAGGTCGATGACAATGCTAGGGTCTCAGGCAATGCTAGGGTCACTGGTAATGCTAAGATTACGAATAGAGTTCTGACCGCTAATCGCAGTGATGGTTATACTTTTACTATCTTTGATGAAGTAGATGGGACTACCAGGATCACTGCCGGTTGTAGGTTTTTTACCATTCCAGAAGCAATTGAGCACTGGACAAACACTCGCGGTGATACTAAACTGGGACGTGAAAGTATTGCTCTTGTTAAACACTTGGAATATATGCATTCTCTAAAGGAGATGAAGTAATATGGATGTAAATTGTAAACGTAAGATGGTTAAAGCTGAAGTCGATACGTTGTATGTAAACTATATAAATTTAGAACTTCTTTTAAACCATGTTAAAAAATTGATCAAGAAACACGGACCTGATGCACATGTTCAAATGATGAGTAGTGATTTCCGTGCTTATGTAGGAGTCGTAGCATTGGTTCCTGAAACTAATGTTCAAATGGAACGCCGTATTGCACAAGAAGAACGGGAAACTAATGTTCGAATGGAACGCCGTATTGCACAAGAAAAACGGGCAGAAAAATTACAAGATGAGCAAGATCAAAAAGAATACGAACGTCTAACAAAAAAGTATAAGGGATGAACAAAATGAAAAAACAAGAAATAGAAAAGATATTGTATGAAGCAGCACTTAAAGCAGCAAAAGATATGGGTCCAGAATTATTGAAAATGTCTTGTTTTGCTTCTAATTGGAAAGACCAAACAAATGTTATATAATGGAGCGACCATCTACGATCATTTTGAACAGGTGATCGAAAAATACCTTGGGGAACGAATGAAGACCGATGAAGAACTATGCAAAACAGTTTGGTCTTCTCTTGCTAATGTGGAATGGTATTACGTAAAATATCGAGATAAATTGCTACGCTGTGCTTATTCATTTCGTGGTGCTGGTAGTTTGATTTCCAAAATCGTTGACAAGGGGAACTACATGGATTGGTATTGTTCCGGTCCTGTTGCCACGGTCAATGATGAATTCCGTCTTATTATGAAGAAGGAAGGATTCATTGCTGATGATGTGGGTCTGATTTGTGATGAACCTGGGTGTCTTAAACCAGCTACATGTGGTTATCTAACTAAAGGTGGCGGATATCTTTCTACTTGTTCTGAACACCAAGAATAAAAATTTTTTCTAATAGTTTTTTAAGTTCTGCTTCTGCTGGTTCGTGGTCTTCTCTCATATGCTTTTGAAATGACCACGGATCACAATTTTTTTTATCAGCGTCCAGATCAATCATGGTCTGGACGTATTTTTTTATGGCCGCTAAAAGTTCGTCAGAATTCGTCATTAGTTTCTGCCTCGTCATCTTTTTCTGTGTCAACGATAACATACTTGGCACGTTTGTCCATGAATGGATATGCTTCCAAAACTTTACGTGCATCTTCAAGGTTTTTTAATACTTTGGCAATCGTTTTTTGCGTCACACGATCATTGGTTCCATCCTGTAAATCAATCAATGCGGCAGACAAGTTGCTGTCCGCTGAATAATCCATATGAAAAATGGTTCCATCTGGCATCGATTCAGTAGTAAAAGGCGGAAACAAAATTTGCTCCAATTGGGCCAATTTCACTTCCGCTTCGCTTTTACGTTCTGCTGGCGTTTTCTTTATTTTCCAAAAAGTCCACATTATGTATTTCTCTTTTTTCCAATCGTATATTTTGCTTCGAGTATCCATTCAGATTTTTCTTTATGCGAAATAATTTTGATTTGACTAATTGGTGATTTCAAATCAAAAAGTTCGTCATTATTAATAACTGCGACCAAATTCCAATCTTCTAGCAACTGTGCAATAGCGTTGCGTCTACCACGATCTTCGTCTGAGAAGTCGGTAGATTTTCCATCAAGGGCAAAAAGTTCTTTAAAATGAACAATATAATAACGACCTCGTTTATGTAAAATATGGCAGGATTGATAAAGTTTCTTTTCTTTACGAGACGCTACACCAATTCGTGTTAGTGTTTCCTTGATCTTTAGGAAATCTTCTTCACTAGCTAGTTTCACCTCCACAAATGATTCTAAAATTGACATAGTTTCGATACCTCATTGTTTTCTCCATTATTTATTATTTTTGGAGTTTTTCGACTCGGGATTGAAAAACCGTTCTATAATTTCTTCCCGTTGCTTGTTGGTCAAAACGCCCCAAGCAATCTCAGCCTTACGCAACGAAATATTCGAAATCTTAGCCAGTTCTTCGATATATTTATCATCAGAATTCTTATCCTTTTTCAACCACTTAGCATACCGGTGATCTTTGGGCAGAGAATAAAAATAAAAATCATATTGCATCTTCTTGGGCAATTGATGATATACGTTCATTCTATCCGCATAATATAGATATTCCGGGAAAGACGCAATTGACTTATTGACGATCCATGATGTATATACCTTCTCGGTTTCTTCATCAAAAATATAGTTCTTATGGTTCTTCATGGAATTGAGAAGCGCCCACACGTCAATACGCTTCTCAGTATTTTTTTCGGTCATAGGAATTCACACTCACGAATAATTTCAACAAAGAAAGCCAAAAGGTTCAATTCCTGATTAGCAACAAAACTACCCTTGTATTGATACTCGGCAATCTTAAGGATAAGGACAGGAATAGAACGCTTACTGAATGATGAATCGGAATACTCATAGATCATGCTGAATACGTCATTCTGATCAATGTCAGTGTTTTCGGCTGTCCACTTTCGAAGAGCATCAAATTCCTTATTTTTACAAAGATTGATGACTTCCTTAATGGGGACTTCCTGAAACCTAGACAGAATACCGTTATCAATCGCACCGGTAGCAGAATAACGTTGCAATTCATTTAAAATACGACGCCAATCAGGGAAGTGCTTGGTAATGACAACAGACAGAACCTTCTTGTCATATGAAACGTTCTCTGCATTCAGAATGAATTCAGCCCGCTTCATGAACTGCATGGCGATCTTGGGCATTTCATCTTTTTTGATATTGAACTCAACCACTGGCGCACGAGATTGCAAAGCAGGAATAATTCTATTCTTGTTGTTGCAAGTCAGAATGAAACCACAATTCTTTGAAAATTCTTCCATAAAATTGCGAAGAGCAGGCTGAGTAGAATTGGGATTTAGATAATCTGCTTCGTCCAAAATGACATACTTGCGGGTTCCATTGAAAGACATGGAAGATGCGAAGTTGGCAATATCGTTTCGTAGAGTGTCGATGTTACCATTTAGCGACCCATTGATGACGATATAATCACAATCAATTTCTTCAAGGATAGCGCGAGCAACAGTGGTCTTACCAATCCCAGGACCACCAAACAAAGTCATGTTGGGTAGATTCTTGTCATCAACAAACTTTTGAAAGATCGTTTTCAAATCAATAGGAAGGATAGTATCGGCAATAGTGTGAGGACGATATTTCTCGACCCACAAAAAGTGCTCAAGCATTTTTAGCTCCATAATATAAAGGGGGATATACATATGAATATACCCCCCTTGTTGAATTGTGTCAAGTAGTTTCTTAGGATTCCAGAGCGATCCAATATTCGATATCTTCGCCCCTGAAATACGCAGCACTGGGTGATAACTGAACCTGATAATCGCCAGCTACCATCTTAAGATTTTCTTGTCGCAGAATGGAACGGAAAGTCTTAGTGGTTTCGCCAATTACGATACTGAAATTATCATTCTGCTTGCTGTCAATTGCTTGTAGCATGACTTGGTTGCCGTCACCTGAAATTGCGATATCTGAAAGACCAAGAACACCAAGTGCCTTATTAACGTCCTGAATATTCTTGTGCGTTAAAATAACTTCGGCTTCAACATTACGTAACGTTGGATTTTTATCACGAACAGGAAGTGCAAGTAAAGATGGTTCAGTATAGTGATAAACAACAGAACGCTGATCATCCTTAATTAGGACCGAATGCTCACCAAAAATCAACTCAGGATTGCCGAGCAAACTAATGGTGTTAATAAAACGTGACAAGTTGTATACAGCGAATTCAGTATCAAAAACATCAGGCACAGTAGCCACAGCCATAACGCTTTGAGTGGGAGACATAGTTCGGATAACAGAACCTTTCTTGATCAGAGCAGACGGATTGATCGAAGCAAAATTCTTCAAAACATTCAAAGTCTTAGGGTTTAAAATCATTATATCCTCATCATATAAAAGTTACTGGCAGTCAAGTATAACCCAACTGCCAGCGTTCGTCAACTTAATTCTTTTTTTCCTAGCATTTCTGGTGCAGCCGTTGCAGGTGCTCCAATAGATGCGAGGTCTGCAAGAGAACCACCAAAGATATAGCTACCAACGTGCTGAAGACGCATCCAAGGACAATACCAAATTTTACCACCAATCTTACCTAGATAATGACAAAACCAATAATCTTCGGAAAGATAACGCTTCGATTCCGGTTCGATCTCGGCCTGGAAATACATATGAATTTCGCGGGTTCCATCGAAATGTTCTGTGCGGATGTGATCCGGCTTATAGGAATATTGAGGATAAGCGTCACGGAACTTTTCAAAAGTGCTTTTACGAGTCATCATGAAACCGGTGCCAATTTCAGAAACTTCGATAGGCTCATCAATACGGAATGAACCGCCACCGCCTTTTGGATTGAAAACGTAATCACCAACGAAACGTTCTAGTGCATTCGGGTTTTCATCTGCCATACCCTTATCAACAGCAAGTTTAATCTTTTCCCAGCTAATGCACTTCTTGGGATAAGGACCAGCAAGAACATCATAGTCGGAATCATCAGACTGCAAAGCCAACATCGCAAGAACATCACGCGGATCGAAACCAATATCCGAATCGATGAACATCATATGTGTGCAATCAGAACGCATGAATTCATCAACGCAATAATTACGAGCACGAGTAATAAGAGATTCGTTAAAGAGGAAGTAAGACTGCATATGAATACCATTTGCTGCGCACATTGCAGTCAAATCAGCAACAGATTTGGCGAACATCCCTACACATTGACCCATTTATATTCACATGAATTCGCAAAATTCATATCGTTTCTTTTGAGAAACTGCTTTATATTTCTATAAAGATTAGACTATATCTTCATCCTATTTCAAATAGGAGTTGAGCACTTCGAGAATCGTCGGCTTATTCTCTACTCCCTTACGGGATAGTCGTTGAACCTTCACCATATCATTTTTAATGACTTAGGGGCTTGGCTGCTGATTGTCCAATCCAATGTTTTTCGGTCTGTTCGATACATTTTTCAGTATATCGTGTAGATCATTGGCTCTAAGGAGTTTCCAGCAATTCACTCAATTATCGTAATAAATTACTAAATTACGAGGCAGAACTACCATACATTGGCACACATAACATAAGACGACGCTTGCGAAGATCGTCCATTTCAATTTTAATTTCCATTATATTTCACCTTCTTTTCTATAATGATCGATATAAAGCGTCAGCATAATATAATGCATTGCTTTCATTAGGTCTTTTTTGTTTTTGCCTTCTTTGGAACCATAACGCCAGAGATACTTTTCGGCAGTATCAACACACGTAGTAGCAGCAGTTCCACGAGCAATCCATGCGTCAAGGCATTCGATATTTTCTTTCTTGTAGTGCTCTCCATATGTTTTGTTCACATATTCAAGCATATCTTCAAGAATGGTTGCTTCTTTGTATTTATACGTTGGCGAAATGGTAGGACCAACAATTTTGTTCGAGTTTTTAACTTGTAAACTATGTATATAATTTTGTGATATATCTATCGCAGGATTAAATACAGTTGTATCTGGAATAGGATTGATGTTTCCACCATTAATTACTCTACTCATCAGAATGTTTTACCTCCTGCCTTTTCTCTGTTTGCAAGTTGGTGATCTTCTCTGTGTGCATTGTAGTCATGTTTTTCTGCAATTGCGCCAGCGATATCAAGGTTAAGCGACCCACCAAGGTCCAGTATGCGGATAATACAGTCAGCAAGTTCTACCTCAATCATTTGTCGTTCGGTGAGATGATCATCCATCAAACCCTTACGCGCACCTTCAAGTGCTTCTGAAAGTTCTGAGTGGCACAAAGCAATCAAAGTTCCGATTTCGCGGGGCTTCTTATGCCACCCCATATTTACGGATTGATTATGCAATTTTTCCTGAACACCACGAAGTGACTTTACTTCTGCTGTCGTGAGCGAAAATTCTGTTTTTTTACTCTTTGGCATCATGTTTTCCTTCAGCTACTTCTGTCATAATAATCTTGGCATTTTCAGGACCAAGTGTTGTTTCATAAATGTGCTTTGCTGATGAAAGCATAGACGACGCCAGCATGAGCAATTGGTAAGGGTTATCGCACATCATGATGAGACTGTCGATATTACTCATCATTACTTCGATTTGTTTGTTTACTGTTTCTCCGTTGTCGATTTCATTCATTGTGTGATCCATGTTGGGGGTTGACGATTTTTCCAAGAGTGTAGCGAAGCTTTGCCCACCTTGTAGTAGTTACGGTAGTTAATAACGGGATCATCACTAATGATGTATTGCGCATCCATACATGAAGGTATAGGTGTCATATCCCAATTCTTGAGGTTCAGAGGTGGTGATTGTAGAAGGAAGCCCATATCATAGCATTTATGGGTTTTGTTGTAGCGAACATTATATTCCATGCACAAAGCAAAGAAATGTTCTACGAGCCAATTATAATTACCGATAGATTCACGGCACCATACAGCAGAAGGATGGTTGACGTGGGTAGCCGCATACAACACATTTTCGCGTTCATCTCTTAGTATCCATCGCTGAACATTGCGATTTGTTTTAGTTTTACCGATAAACTGCTCACCATCAAGAACACGATGAGCAGTTGATAGAAGTTGGGCTGACTCCAAAATCATTTTCACTACATGCTTATCAACTAGTGATTGTGCAGCTAAATCAGGATTGGTATCAGTAAAAAAGATGTTCACTTATGTTGTCTTTCCCATTGTTTTGATTTACGAAAAGCTTGTTCACGGTGGATAGGATTAGCATGACGATAAAACTCATAACCATCTAGAAAGTCCATACTTTGTAGAAAAGCTCGGGCCGTCAAACCTGTATATGTCTCGGTTCTGACCTCGCTATTCGGAGTAGCGAATCGAACCTTAATATGTCTAGGTCTGCGTATCTTAACCGATAATCCAGGCCATGTCAAGCTTTTTTCTTCAAGAATGATAGTTTCTGCGCTGGGCATAACAATACGCGGGTTGAAGCATACGAAATTTTGGGGTTCACCACGCATTGCAAAAACTCGATATGGTAAACCCATTTGTGGTGCCGCTAATGTAATTCCCCCATACTCATACATGACTTTAACAAGTTCCTGAGCAAATTCAATAGGATCGCACGGTGGGTCTTTAAAATCAAAGTTATTACTTTTTTCTTTTAGAAAGGTAAATTTTTGTGTCATGCTGCGGATTCCATCTTAGAGAAATTTTTGTGTTTCGTGAACCGAATGATATTACTGAACTTGTCATTCATTTGTTCCTTATGTGATATAACGAACATACTGTTATCGGCTGCGAGTGATTGGATGATAACCATAAGTTGATCTGTCCCTGATGAGTCTAATGAACTATCAAAAACCTCATCCAAAATCAACAAGTTAGTGCTGACTGAGTTACGAAGTTTGGCTACTGCTCTCCATGTGAACAACAAGGCCAAATCAATTTTTTGTTTTTCACCCTCAGAGAATGATGCATAACTAAAATCATCGCGGTATCTTGATTTGATGCTTTCTTGAAATTCACTGTTCATTTCAAAGCTAACAAAAAAATCCATCATTGCTAGATACTTGTTGACCAATTTGTTGATAACCGGAATATATTGGTTGATGATCTTTGTTTTGATACCACCGTCCTTTAACATAAGAGCAGCAGCGGCCAGCACTTGACGATCTTCCTGTAGAGTATTGAATTTATTTTCAATAGTGGTTAAGTCTTTTTCGAGATCGGCAATTTTCGTTTCAGTTGTTTGCTTTACCGATTTTTTTGCGTTATCAATTTCGTTTTGAGCAGACACACAAATTGACTTGTAGTGTTTGATCGAATTTTGAACTTCCACAAAAAGAGAATTTACGGCATAAAGTTTGTCACTAATTTCACTGTGTTTTACTGCACGTTCTCTGACTTTATTGTTAGCGTCTTCCCATTTAATCATTGCTTTGTCAATTTTATCAATTTTAGCTTGTCTATCCTGCACAATTTCGGCTGCAAAAGAAGGTTCAATACCCTGTGAGCACGTTGGGCAATTTTCATGTTTTTTGAAGAAGGAGATTTCTTTCTTTAAAATATCTCGATTATTCATAGACTTGGTGCGGTAATCACGAAGCTTATTTAAATCGTTATCGATGTGAACTTTATCTTCTCTTTGAGAGACCAGTTCATCAATTTGTTTTTGTAAAGTTTCTAGTTCATGCTTATCTGTTTCAATATGAGCCGTATATTCATCGATTACCGATTGCTTATTTTTGATAAATTCATCATTCTTGGAGCGAATTTCTTTAAGATATTGATGGACCATATCAATCTTGGTCTTGACTACCTTTTTATCATTTTCGGTTTCTTGAACATCTTTTTCGTTTTGCTGAATTTGTTCCTTAAGCAAAACATTCATTTTGGTAAAAATTTCAAGATCAAGAAGGTCTTCGATGATGGCTCTACGGTTTGGACCTGTAAGTTGCATAAACGGAACAAACGAAGCGGACCCAAGAACAACAACCTGACAGAATGATTTGAAATTGATTTTGAGGATTTGTTTTTCAAGAATTGCCTGATAATCTTTCATCTCGGCATCTTGGTTCATCAGTTTTTCGTTGCAGTATACCTCAAAGATATTAGGCTTTATACCACGAACGATACGATAGATGTTTGAACCAGACCAAAATTCGATCTCAACTACAGCATCTTTACGTGTGATAGAATTTACTAGCTGGCCTTTATTGATATTACGAAAAGGCTTACCAAACAAACCAAAGGTCAACGCATCCAGCATAGTTGACTTACCGGAACCATTTTCACCAACAATGAGTGTGGTCCCTGCTTTGCTTAGATCAATTTCTGTGAAAATATTTCCCGTAGAAAGAAAATTCTTCCAACGAATAAATTTAAATTCAATATTCATTCAAGTGTTGCCGCTTCACGATAGAGGTTAATCATTACGTCTTCAAGTTTTTGCTTATTGACAGAACCAGATATATCATTGATATGATTACGAAAAATGTCGATAGTGTTTTCGATATCTTCGGCAATATCAGATTCTTCTTGTAGGTCTAGATTCAAATGATCTTCAACAATCTGAATATCCAAAGCACCGGCCTTTTCGACTTTTTCACAAAACATATCAAACCAGTAAGGATTGGTTTTATTACGAACAACGATTTTGCATAGCACACCGTTAAAGGCACTGAAATCACAATTCAGTAGTTCATCAGAGGTGCAGTTGCTGTCATCATAGAACGCTTTCATGAACATTCTATATGGGTTCTCGATAAAAGTCAATTCCCTTGTTTTGGTGTCTAAGATATGGAAACCCCTAGAATCTCCATAATCCGACCAAGTAAACTGACCGTGGCTACCAAGATAATGAACACCAGCATCATTTGAACGATGATGGTAATGACCAGAACAAGTAATATCAAACTTCTGACTAAAAATGTTTGCATCATCGCCATGAGTCGAGACGTTACCCTTAAACATCTGAAAGCCGCGTAATTCGAGATGCCCAAGACAGATTTGAGCAGTCGTATTGTTAATTTTTTCGAACGTGTCATCTTTGTTTTCCGCACATATCCAGGGAACAAACAGAAACTTTGTGTCATCAAAAATCACTTCTGTTGCTTTATCGTAAACATGAAAGCGAGGCGAATCCATTCCAGGACAACAAAGTTCTTGGACGGCATTTACTGACGTTGTATTTTTGAAAAATATATCGTGATTGCCCAAAATCTGATGGTAATCGATTCCGAGTTTTGCGATGGGGTCAATAAAATCTTCACGCAAACGTTTGGCTGTTTGAATATTAATATACTTACGACGATCTACCAAATCACCAAGATGTATAATTGTTTCAATTTTATTTTCATCGATGGTCGGAAAGAACACGTTATCCAAGAACTTTTTGTTGTTATCCAAAAAGGCAATATTATCTCCCCTAACGCCCCAATGGGTATCGCAAATAAGCGCAATCTTCATTATTTTCCTCGTTTTGTGAATGCCATCTTTTTAAGTTCGTCATCACAATAATCTCTAATGGCTTTGACGCGATCTTCAAAATTGTTTCGAACGTTGATATTAAGCTGGCGGTTGTTCATAGATTCAACGCAGTCAATGACTATCGCTGGGATCAAATGTTTCTGGTTCATCTTCTAGTTCCTTTTCTAAAATATCTTCGGGAACCACAAGATTATCGATTCCCCTTATAGTCTTTTTTGGTGTCTTTGTCAACTTATTTTCAAAGCTGTTTATGATTTCGTTGGCTATTTCGTCATGCGCCAAATGCAATTCTCCATTGTCATCAGAAGTTAAGTGCATATGCTGCATATTTTTATACTTTAAATATGTTTGTTTCTTCTCCTTGTTAATTCTACGGATCATGGCATTCCAAGCAATCTGCGTAAAATATGCAAACGGATTCTCACCTTTGGCCGGGTCAAATCCCATAACGGACATAACACAATTTTCGATGGCATCACCAATCATATCTTCACGATAGCTATATGCAATGAAATTTGGTTTGGTGGATAGACGTTTGCTGATTTCAGTGAAACAATCACCTATGTAATCAGGAATTCGGGTATTCTTATCAACCGCAAGACTGGCACGATAATCTACAAGTGCTCGATAAAAATCAGCATTATTGACGTAGTGACGCTTTTTGGTGGTCTTCGCATTTTTCATGTTGACAGCCTCATTCTGTGGTGGTATAATCATTATGTGATTATGATGAATATTAAGTTAAATCTACGTTGTATATCTTGTATGGAAACTTTTCTTCGTTGTATATCTTAATACGTTCAACGAAATGGTTCATCGTAAAATTTCTATTAGTTTCCCAAGAAAGATTATCAGCTATGTCATAGAGAACAGCATCAGTTTTGGTGGCAGACTTACGTAAACTTCTTCCAATTGATTGAAGATTTCTAACTCGTGCCTTTGAAGGACTAGCGAATATAATATTACGCAAACTAGGAATGTTAATACCGGTGCTCAAACAACCGTATGAGCCAACAACAATAGCATTTTTTTCCGTTTCAAGAATATTACGAATTCTCTCACGTTCATCACCCTTGACAACACCAGAAATATAGTAGACACTCCTATCATCACCACAGCTTTCCTTAATTATTTTATACAGGTCTTTTCCTTGCTTTTCGACAAATTGGAAAAGTAACAACGTGTTGCCATCCAAAGACAATGCCAAATTTTTGATAAATCTATTACGTTTTTTACTTGTAACAATATAATCAATTTCGGTTTGGTAATTTAGTCCGACCATCTGCTGTCTTATATCGTCTGGATATTTTAAAACGATAGCTTTGATCTTAAATTCAGCGGCATACTTTTGCTCAATAAGTTCGGCAGTTGTGGTGACTACTCTTACGGGACCGAAAAGACCCTCAAGAATCATTTTGTTTGTTTCTGTGCCATCAAGAGTTCCTGTGAATCCAAAACGATATTCACACTGATTCAGCTTCGTCATAATATCTGTTAGAGATTTGGCCTTAAACCCATGAGCCTCATCACCAACAACCACATCAAATTGATCAAACCACGACTTAGGTAATTTGTATATCGATTGCCATGTTGAAATGATAACCGGACGATCTGAATCTTTTTTGCTGTTTTCCATTATTTTATGGATTTTTTCTTCTGAATACCCGTAGTCAACAAAATCAGAAGTCATTTGATGCACTAGACCAACAGTGGGAACAACGATCAACGTTTTTGTATTGTAATATCTGGTGAGCATATAAATCATAAGAGACTTACCAGAAGACGTTGGTGAAAGAAGCAATCCTCTACGTTTTCTTACGGCATGAAGAAAAGCATCAATTTGATATGGTCTTGGATTGTGTTTTGGTTTCAGCCACTTTATGAATTCGTTGCATTGAACCAACGAAAACTCTGTGTCACCTTTCATTCCATCAAGGTCCAGATCGTAATTTCTTGCTTCACAGAATTCTCGCAGGCTTTCAACGAGACCAACATATAACAAACGGTTCATACTATTGAATATGCGTATCTTTCCGTCCCAAATTCCACTTTTGAATTTAGGCATGAATTTTGCGCCGGGAACGTCAAAGGTGTAATGATCACTAATTTCCATAGCTATGCCAGGATCACATATGACCTTAGCATATGTCTCATCATAATATTTGACTGTAATTGTGTCTGTCATTATCCACCATTAACAAATTTTGCCCACTCCAATGCGTTTCTTAACCAATAACCTCTGTTCGTTAGAGATTTGATTATCGTTTCAAGAGCATCCACTTTTTCCTGCTGCATACCAATCTTTAATGAAAGCTCGATCATGTCTTTATCGGCTTCCATATACATGTGAAGATCAGTTTTTAGTATCATACCTTTTGCCGGTAATTGCCACCCCTTAGCTCTCGTTTCTTCCGTGTGGCCTTGGGTATAGAATTCGTGCTTATCGAGTTTTAGCACTTTTAGTTGCGCTTCTAGATTTCTTAGCGTAGTCTTTTCGGCAACATAAATTCTATAATACTTAAAATGCAACTTCGGAATCTTTAGGCTTTCGTCACCAATTTCCGTTTTATCTATCTGACTATCGTTTTCCCATTCCGTAAGAATATCTTCAAATTTCATAACTTACTCCCCATTTAATAAAGCTTATTATACAGGAAGTTGTTACGAAAGTCAAGTAGTTTTGTTTATATCATAACTTATATATCTGAATTGTGCTGATGCTTCTAAGTAATTAATATCTTCCAGCGACGAATTGAAATTGAGTGATGACAAATTTATTGGAAATGCGTCATGAAAAACAATTTCGTAATTTGGATTTCTTTTGCTGGTCAAAATATTCAGTGAAATTTCCGAACGCAATCCTTGTCCCGAGTAGATAGGCATGGATGCTAGTGAATTATATTCAGCCTGAGTTTGTTTTCCCTCACTTTTAATCCAATTGAATATTTCAAGATAGTTCTGAAGATTTTCATCAATCTTAAAATTAATGGTAAGTTCCTCATACATAACGTGATCACCGGCATACGGAATTCTAATCAAAGGATTATTTACTTCGATTGGCTGTAGGGATAAACCTGGAATATTGACTTGCTGAATAAAGAAATTTACGTTTGGTGCTCTCTTGATCTGAAATTTGAAGTTGATCGGTGAGAGAAAATTTGATGGAACAGTTCCTGACATTATATATCTCCAAAGATTTAATATATTTATACACAAATAAAAAGGAAGGGCCAATTACGACCCTTCCAAAATTTAATAGAAGTCTTTGAAATTATCTCTTGACGTTTTAACACGCTACATTCTATTTTTCGAGTGTCGAGTTTTATCGCTTCTTTTGATTTATTTATACCGAGAGTGAAATACTTTCTATGAAATATTTTGGTAATTTTGTTTTATTTTGTGACGCTTTATATAATGAAACATAAGGTATGTTATTATCTTTAGAATATTGTTTGAGACCAAATATAGTTTTTTGGTTGCCATTTTGAAATAATATAATATATTTTTTTGAATTTGATTTTCTCATCGTCTCTATTTGTTCTGGTGAAATTTTCTTACCTTTTTGCGAAGTAGAAATTTTTGATTTATGTTCGTCTGATAGTGGTATGCCTCGCGGAATTCTTTTACCGGTAGCCCATTCGTTTTTAACTCGATCACTAATTTCCTGTTTTCTTTCATCAGAATATTTCATCCCAATTTTTGCTTGTCTTAGCTTTTCTTTATGTTCTTCGGTAAATTTTCTATTTTTTTGTTTTTTTGCTATCGATATTGCTGCTGCTTTTTCAGGAGAACATGGACCGGTCTTTTTACCTTTTTTGGCTATTGATATTTTTTGACCTACATTTTTTATAGAATCATCATATTTGTGCCAAGTTTCGTTGTTTTTTATGTTCAAATTATAATATCGCGGAAATTCGTTCGATGGTTTTATTTCTGAAATTTTTATCATTCTCAACCAACGCATCTCTTCGTCATACATTTCATTTTTGGAATGTATGTTATTTTTCAATATGCGTCTTTTGAAATCTTGTGGTCGATTTTTATACGTTTTTTTCATCCAAGGTGAACTACAGATATAACCATCATCAACAAATCCCCAATGGCATCCAACATAGTAACGTTTGTGTTTGCGATCAAACCAGATATAAACAAATCCATATTTTTTATTCATTATTGCAATATCCATATAGCTTCGATTTCGATCAATCCAGATTTAGACGGATGTGGGTCATGCACAACTTTTCCATCCCACATTATTACTATATGCTTACATCCTCTATCAGCCGGACCAGATGCCAAATAATAACCTACTGGTTTTGGTGGTTTTTCCCAAGGACCAGTTAACATGATTGGATTTATTCCGTGATCAATCATGAATTTTTCCCAAGTATCATACCAATCTGATCCGGGTTGATCTTTAACAAAATGAGGAACATCCTTTCTATCTAATTCTAGAATAGAAGCAGTAATCGCGCGAACACAATCACCAATTTCACCCCTATCGTAAAAAAATTCTTGTTCTACAGGAATCATTATATATTTCTCCATTGTTGATATATCTATTATAACATATTAGTAGTATTTAGTAAACAACAAAAAAGCGGCTTTTTACAGCCGCTTTGATGCTTAGATTGTAATAATTAACCCATGAGGTTATTTACAATAACTCTACGGTAATAGACGTTTGTTGACACATTCAATGCGCCAGCGCCCTTTGTAAGACCCTGGGCGAATGGATTTGCAACCATGCCGTAACGAGTCTTGAAGCCGATCTTTGGCTGGAATGTTGACTGATCGACTGCACGAACCATCTGTAGTGGGACGTATGGGCAATAGAACAGACCAGCATCGAAAGCTGAAGAACCACGATAACCAACAGTCAAATAGTTACCACCGATTGCATATGGATCGATGTAAACCTTCAGACGGCCATTGAGAACACCAGCAAAGGTGTTACCTGTATCGTCAACTTGCAGGTTGTTTGAGTTTAGAGCAGGAGCGTAATCTAGAACACCGGCCATTTGCAATGCTGATGCAACATCAGAAGAGCAGATAACGATGTTACCCTTACCACGACGAGTATCCTTCGCAATTTGGTTAGATTCACGTTCTAGCTGGAACATTAGGCCCTTGAACTTTTCAACTGACCAACGACCATTTGAGTCGGTGTCAAGATCGAAAACGCCAGGAGTTGTTGTATTCAACTGAGCGCCATAGTTAGCTGTGATGTTGATTGTGCGAACAACTTCACGGTTGATTTCAGCAAGAATTTCGGCAGCCAGAATATTTGATAGTTCTGTTTCTGCATCGAGACCATGAATTGCCTTCAGGTCTTGTGCCAGTTCCATCGTATATTCTGCCTTCAGAGCACGAGTGCGGGCCTGAACTGCAACCTTTTCGATGCTGAATGCCATCTGGTTGAATGGATATCCACTATCAACACCAAGGGATTCGCCTTGTGCTGTTGTCATACCCTGCGCAGTGTTATACTGGATGTTTGCATTGTTAGATGTTCCAGAAACAAATGGTGTTGTATTTGTTTGTCCTGGAATTGTTCCAGAGAAATTCTGACCAAATGTTGTGTTACCAGCTAACATATAACCTGGAGTTGAGTTAGCGCCACCTTCTGCGGAGAACATGGTGTTAACTTCGTTGTAGAATGTTTCGTTATCCTGAACCTGACCAGCAGCAAGACCGTTCGATCCTGTTTGGTTGCTATAACGTGAACGCATTGCAAAGATCAAGCCGGTTGGGCCTGTCATTGGCTGAGTTCCGCAAATGTCATAAGCGATCAAGTTTGGCATAGAACGACGAACCAGTGAAATCAGAACTGGATCGAAAGTATCAATACCACCTGCACCTGCTGTTGAGCTTGATGAACCCATAGCATTAGTTGGCAGAAGTGATGATGTTTCGTTAAGTGAACCGTAGTTGCTTTGAACAGCAGCGTCACGAAGAGCGCGTTCTGTATTTTCCAACATAACAGCGGTCATTGAACGGCGGTGTGCGTCCTTAATTGGTGAAAGATCGGCATGTTCCAAAATTGGTGCCCACTTTCTTTGAATTTCTTCTTGTAGATACATTTGTATTCCCTTTCTTTATGGGTTATTTGTAGTATTTATAAAAACTTATTTCTTGATAGTGCGAGAAATTGCCTGCGCATATCTGTTGACTTCTGGATCGATTGAAAGAGTTTGACCAGTTGTTTCGCCTTCGAAAGTTTCTTCTTCAATGTTAGAAACCGCTACTTGCTTTGTTGCAAAATAGTTTTCCTTAACGACTGAAAGTTTTTTTGCAAATGTTTCGAGGTCGCCGTTATATTCTAGACCTTCCGCAAGAGCAATGAACTTTTCTGATTGAGTTAGAGTAAGACCATCAGCGAATTCTTCAATGAGTTCTGACTTACGGGCTTCATTTACATCCTGTCTCAATTCTACATTTTCAGTGATAGCTTCATTTAGCTGGCTTTCCAGTTGTTCGACTTTAGCAGCTAGTGATTCAACCACATCAACCTTATCAGCAGGCACATCGATATAATGTTCTGTGAAAAGATTCTTTAGACCATCGATGAATTCTTCCATAACTTCATTACGGAGAGTCGATTCGATAGCAACTTGATTTTCTTTGATCCACGTTTCAACAACGTAATCCAGATATGTATCAACTTTTGTTTCTAGTTCTTCTTGAATTTCTGAAACCGCTTCTTCTAGCTTTGTTTCATATTCTTCTTCAATACGAGCAATTTCAGTAATCGCCTTTAGATTGACGGCAGCTTCGAATAGTGTTGAAGCCTTGTCTTTGAATTCTTCTGATAGGTCTTGACCGGCGAACATTTCTTCAACATCTTCGCGCATAGACTGACCTGGGGTAATGCTTGAAAGCTTTGGCATAGCGTCATTGGCTGATGCTCCACCCTTACCTGTAGCATATGATGGCTTCATACGAATAGAAGCTTCGTTGCCCTTTTCGTTTGCATTGCCGGGAAGATGTGATGCTTCCTTACCGATAAGATTCATTGCGTCATGGAACCACTTTGTAAGATCGTCCTTCTTCATTGAATGCATAGCGCCAAGAACAGCAGTCATATGTTCGATCTTTGACTTTGGATCGTCTCCTGCTGGACGTGAATTCGGATGCAATGAAGACATGGCAAGCGAATCTTCTCTAATTGTTTCTTCTTTCAAACCTAGTTCCTCCTTAGAACGATCAGCGAAATGTGTTGCTGCTTGTTTTCTATCGGCTGGTGTAAACATCTTATGCCAAGGTGTTCCGTCGCCATGTTCTTTTGCGTAGCTGTGTGCTGCTCTGTCTGCATGATAAGCCCAGAGATTTTTTGCCTTTTCATGATCATACTTGCCCGATTGAACCTTTTTCATCAGGTTTTTCATAATTGGTTCGTGGCCGGTATGATGAAGGTGTGTATTATTGTCTGCATGAAGAGTGAGTTCATGGGCAGCATCAGACATTTTTGCTTCTAGAATTTCTTCAACGCCATCGGAAGGTTCGTTATAAAGGTCTTCCAGTAATTGATCGATATCTATATCTTTTTTTGACATATATTTGTCTCCCGAATCTTAATTTATAATATTTATATAACTCTACTCTTTGACGCGAGAGACTTGATGTAACTCTCGAAAATACCAAGCTGATTTTCTTCAATCTGGTTCATGGTCATTTTGCGTATTGATTTTTTCATTTCGTGTAGGCGTTCTTCATGCCATGTGTTTTTTACTGGATCGAAAACCCAATCAACATTTTCCATGATACCCTTAACAAAAGCATCCGGTGCAGATGGATCAGCAACGATATCTGCGGCAGTAGCTAAATGAAAATCTTCTTGGACTTCCATAATACCCTGTTTATTTGGCTTAAGACTACCTAAACCACGAGAAGAAACACCAAGATTAGAACCAGACTTTAAAAGACCTTTGGCAATATTTCCCATTGGTGTGTCAGCCAATTTTGCTTTACCAACGAAATTATTACCGTCTTTTTTCAGTTCGGTGATCAAATGAGATACTCGGTCCAGATTGATTTGTGGACCAGCGGGATGACCCAGTTCGCCATAACCACGATTTGTTTTAACGTGATCTTCGATATAACGATTTACGGCAGCTTCCATAATAGGAAGTCTGTAGATACGACCGTTACGATTTGGCACTTCAGCTTGTAAGAAGATACCATGAATATAATGATTTTTGCTGCCATCTTCTTTGGCTTCAGTGATATATTCTACGTCTTCGAATTTTGCTTCGGTAATGAGTTTCATTTTAGATATTCCTTATGGTGTTGACTGAGCTACCCAAGCACCACCAAAATACCAATAAATTCTTCCACCAGCGGAACCAGTAGTATTTATATATAACGATCCTGTTATGGGTGTTCCTGATGGACTGGATGATGCGCCAGTGATATGATTTGTTGCTGGGGTTCCTGCGCCAATTGCAATACTGCTGTTTGACATTCCCAAAAACGAAGCTGCACCGGTTGAAACTGATGCTTTGACTGCCATTTTATACTCCTATACCTGGGGTTACGTAAACTTGAGACGTTCCAGATGCGGTAATAGCGGTGAAGAAAGAATTTGCCGGGAATGAAATGATTTCTAGAGTTCCTGGTAATACGGGAACGCTATTAGCTGTAGTCGTAACAACTACAGCATTGGTATTAGCGTTTAGTGTATTCGATCCAACGCCGATAAAAATTAAATTCTGTCCCGAATTAAAAATTCTGTATTGGCAAAAACTTAAATCATTAGCGCCAGTTTGAACTGCTTGAATTGCAGTAGGTGCTTGTGTGTTAGCAAGGAATGTTACTGTATTACCTAGCGGAACGAAAGCACCCGAGATTATTGGTGTATAAATTCTTGCCATGATTAGATTCTCCCGTCACCAAATTGACTCATTGGTGCTCCGTAACTATTTGGTGCCATAGTGACACTAGAAATACCACCATCAGAAGGTGATGTTTGTTCGTCTTCTTCTGGCTTGTCGTGATCGCCATAAATCATATAGTCATGGACACTATTGATCATTTCTTTAGCCTGAGCAATTTTAGCCTGGACCCAAGGCTCTACGTGAAGGTCGTGCGGCATTTGAGTCAGAATATGCAATGACTTATTCGCTAGTGCCTTTAGTTCTGCCTTAACCATTTCGATTTCTTCTTGAGTATCATCGGCCCGACCTTTTGGTAGGTCTGATTGATCACCACCAAGAAGTGGTATTGCTAGGTCTTCTTTAGTATATTTTGACTTTTCCGGATGCATACCGTAGTAAGCACCGAGCGCCATACGTTTGCGTTCTTCTTTAGACTTACCTGCAAACTTTGGGTCTTTTGAATTTTCAAAGTCTTTAATTACTTCACCGGCAGAAGTTTTTTTTGTCAGAACTTCTTTAAGGGTTTTTTTAGTATACCCCATACCACCACATTCAGCCAAACCATGAACGGGGCATTTAGTTCCCTTTGGTGACTTATTGCATTTTAATTCTGTTTCTTCCTTTGCCATACGAGAAAGCTTATTGGTTGCTTTTGTGATACCAGCAAAACGATTGGCGATTGTTTTGTGTTCTTTTTCGGTTGATCCACCAAAAATATTTCGAGACTTTGCACCAATAGTAACAGCTTTTTGTGCAATATCACCAGCAGCTTTTTGTGTGTATCTGGCTAGAGTATTTGGTCCAAGTTCGTTAACCGTTTCTTCGCCGTAAACTTTTTCATCTTCGTCTTTCTTGTGGCCGAAGTTTTTCATTTTTGGATCGTCCATAGAATATTTTACGTTGGTAGCTTGGAAAATATCTTCTTTATTACCAGCACGACTTGCATGTTTTTCTGTGCTGTGCTTCTTAACAAATTTCTGTTCATCACCTGCTTTTGGTTCATAATCAACGCCAGGGTCAACACCAATAGAACCGGGAGTTACGGTGGATTTCTTGACACCATTAAGAATGTCTTTAAGTGATTTAGGCATCGTCTTGGTATTCCTCTGGTTCTTGGTTTCCAAACATTGACTGAGCCACCTGAAGCTTTGTATCATCGATAGCTGCTTCAATCTTACTTGCAATAATCGAATTAAAGGCTTGTTGAAATTCGATTGGTTTTTGTCCGGAACTAAAGTTGATTAAGTCAGAAACTCTATATTCGATATCAGTCATGTTTTATTTATCCTTATTTATTTTTTGCAACAATGAGAACTGAAGAACGATATTCTTTTTCTTCCTGTGGGGAACGAGATTTTTTGGCACCCAGTAATCTCACTTTTGCCTTTGCGTTGCTTATTTTTGATTTTTTTTGGTCTGTGGCGGGAGTGGCGTCAGTATCTTCATCGGATGCTAAAGGTTGCACACCGGGATTTTCTTCATTACCGGCAACAGCTTCATCGTCTTGATCGTCGCCATCTTGAGGTGTCATAGCATAACGAGGATCGGTTGCTTCTTCGTCACATTGTTCATTCATTTCTTCAATATCATCATCTGACTGGTGAAGAACATTTTTACGCGCCCAAGTATGCGAATAATATTTACCGATAAGACCTGATTGTTCCATCTGAGTAAACAAATTGGTTCTATTTTCTAGAATTTCAGCATCTTTCAATTCAGTGAAGTAATTATCCTTGGCAAAATCGTATTTCACATCCGGAACAATATTAGACCAATCCTCCAGAGACATAACGCCCTTAAGAACCAGTTGTTTTTCTAGAAGTGATGAGAACAAAACAGCAAAGCGGCCACGGAGTCTTGAAATAAAACGAGCGAACTTCAATTCGTCTCTGGTAACTTCTGTAGCACGACCCAGCGAGAACAACGCATCGGAATTTAAGCGATTGACAGGAACATTAAGTGTTTGCAATAATTTTTTCTGGAAGTATAAAACGTCATCCATTTCGCCTAAAGTTTGACCGCCTGGGAGTGTTGTAACTTCGGTTCCTTTACCACCTTCACGACGTGGCAACCAGTAATCTTCAAGCATAGTCATGAACTTACGATCATCACGAACTTCGCCAGTTGCACCATCATAAATTAGACGATTTTTATGCTTGGTCATAATGTCACGGACGTATTGTTCCGCTTTCATCTTAGGTAAGTTACCAACGTCGATATACCAAATTCTACGTTCAGGTGCGCGAGCCAAACGATAAATTACTAAAGCATCTTCCAAAGTTCTAAGTTGATTTAAAGCTTTAATGGATTTATGAAGATAAGAAAGAACCATCGTCCCTTGGTTATCTGTCAATCCGGAAGTAACATGAACAACAGCGTCTTTAGCAATTCTAAGCCCTGATGTTGTAGGCCCGACAGTTTTATTACCGTAATTGAATCCTTTATCGTTAAACATAAAGTATTCGTTTTGAGTCTTTAAGATAACAGCTTCACCTGCATCAGAGCCACCCTGAGCCTTTTTCTTGGATACTTCACGGACCTTACGGATTTTTCTAGGATCAACATATCGTAGTTCCTTGATCCCGTCTTTTGTATGTTTTTCATCAATCATTACGTGGTAGTAAAGTCTACCATCAATATACCAGCGACGATAAATTTCATATGCTCTATTCTGGAAATTCAGCAGATTAAGAACATTAGAAAATTCATCACGAATAGCTTTTTTAACTTTGTCTGTGATTTCTACATTATCGAGAATGATACTAACAATATTATCTTCATCAATAGACATAGTTTCGTTAACGATTTCATCCACAGCCGCATCAATTTCCGGCTGTAGGGACATTTCACGATATTTTGTTACAAGTTCGGCTTCAGTTCTTACAGTTCCATCAAGGTCAATATACGTTCCATACGAAGCAGCCGCAGCAATAACAACTGCACCATCATCTTGCTCTTTTGGGGCAAATGATGGTGCAATATCAAGCTCTTGCGCTTTTCTTTTAAATTCGAAACCAAAAAGTGTCGCCATACTTAAATTTACTCCAAAGCGGGGAGGTAAAATTCAATACCTCCCCTAAACAATTATATATTAAATACCAGCTACCGCAACACCAACTGAAGTGCCTTGTCCTGGCAATGGAATCCAGTAATCATAAGCAAACGTTACATTGAAAGTCTGTAGAGCGTCTGTGCTATTCCAATCAACGCTCATTTCAGATACGCTCAAAGGAAACATTCCGAAGAATTGATATTGTTTAATTGGTGGTGAAGAAGTGGATGACAAATTAACACCAGGCCCGCCAGTGTTTATATTAAAATTAACACCAACCGCCCCAGTGTTTATATCAATTCCACTACCGGAAGCATTACCACCTTTGGCATACTGTGAAACCTGGGCAGTTGACTTATACTGGTTTGCAATAAAACTTCCGTCAGTTTGATTTGCTACGATGTTGTTCATGAGATTTGACCAAGCTTCGAAAGCGTCTCTAACCAAGAAGTCTTCGTCGTTCATAATTGTTACTGACCAATTATCAAACGTTCTATCGCCAACCAACTTAATTTTACGACCAAAATAAGGAACTTCGATCATACCCAAACTTGCGGCAGGAATTGAAGTAGCTGAACAAGTTAAATTCAGCTTTCTTTCAATATTTGTTCCGTTACCGCCAACTGCGGGTGGAATATGAATGTTTACATCGAACAGAGTGGGACGAGCACCACCCTGTGATAGACCACCCTGAAGAAAATTACTAACATTAAAAGCCATTTTTGTTACTCCTATTTTTATCTATTTATATTAGAAACGACCGACTACTGTTGAGAAATCGACGCCGCTTCTGACAGCAACAAAGTTTAGCTGGATGAAGTTGATCGAACGATTTGGCTTAATGTAAATGTCACCAACGAATTGATTTGCATTGATAACAGCAGAGGTATTGTTTGTAGCATCGCACACAACAAGGAAGTCTGTGATACCACGAAGCGCCTGCACTTGTGATAGATAAGGAGTAATCAGGTTTCTGAATTGTGCTCTTGTGAAATCGTCATTGAATTCAAAGAGAGAATATTGAGCAGCCTGCGCAATAGCCTTTTCAATAACAATGAACAATCTACGAACATTGATACGATCAAATGCAGAAGGCTTAACAGTGAATGTTTTATCACCATAAAGAACTGTGCCTTGACCTGGGAATGATACTAGAGGATTGATTGCGTTTGAATAAAGCACGTCACGAGAAGCTTGGTTTGGATTCCAACGTAGTTTTACAATGTTTTTGATCTGACCACGATTGAAACCGGCAGGAGACCACCAAGAATTGTTGGTTACGTCAGTTCTTGCGCATAGACCAGCAACGTCACCATTTGTTGGAATGTAACGATAAACGTCATTATAACGATCATACATCTGCTTATAACCAGAATCGACTACGGCATAAGTTGAAGTATGCAAAGCGTTGGTTGCCCAATTAACAAGACTTACTGCTTCTGCTCCTGGGTTGGAAGTTACGATTCCTTGGTCTGGTGTAACGAAAACAACACAGTCTTTTCTTACTTCACCAATGTTATCAATCAAGAAGTTACCAAGCTGGAAATTATTAAGTGCCTGACCGTTTACTGTAACAGTTCCACCAATTGGCTTTCCTTGAAGAACCAGAGAAATAGGCAGAGTTTGCTTGTCTGCAAATAAGCTATAACCAGTTGCGAGAGTTGCCAAAGGAACTGTTGTTTCTGTGTAACCATCATTACCAGCAACAAAACGCTGATTATATGCGGTAGTGTTTGTTGAAGTTGCGATATTTACTGCGGTATTTGATAAAGCATTAGCGCGATCATTAGCCCACCAAACATACTTTGATGTATTGTTGATTACGGTCTTGTAATAGATTGAAGCACCATCTGCACTCTGAGCATCAGTAGCACGAGAAACGTTAGGGAATACTTCAAGAATTGTGTTAGGAGTTCCGGTGAACAAACCACCAGCGTCAACAACTACAGCATGAAGTGTATCGATTGCGGCAGTGTTACCGAAATTTGTATTCCAATAAGAAGATGCTGGTGCTGATGGAACTGCTGACGCAAATTCCCATTTACGGCTGAGACCAGTTGCGCTATTAGCAACAAAAGGAGTTGCAAGAGCAAAAGGAGTTGTAAAATTGATAGTAAGAGCAGCAGCGGAAACAGTGCCGATATTGGAAATCTTCATCGCCTGAGTTCCGACTGATGAATTACCAACCGTAATAACGTCACCAACAGACAAATTGTTTGTAATTACTGATGCAACCCAAGTGTTGGCGTTGGTATCTAGTAATGAAGTATTTTGTGAGAATACAGCAGAGTTTGAACCGATTGCGAATGTGAATGTTGCGTTACAAGCTTGGTTTGCTGTATTAACCATCGAAACGTTTGACGCATAAACACCAGCAGTATCGCAAACACTAATGCGAAGTGAACCACCGAGCGCACCAGGATACTTTGCAACATATTGAACGGCACTATCAAAAGATGCTGTATTATCGTAATAAGCACGGTTTAAAATCGTTTGTGCAATATTGCTTGCTGGGGCAGCGGTTGAATTGGCAAAAGCACTAATTGCGCCGTTTGTCAAAGTTGAATCTGAAGTATTGGCAGTTCTTACAACATAAAGGGATGATCCATAGCCAAGGAAACTTGCAGCCGTGAACCATGTTTCTGCGTTATTAGCAGTTGGTGTGCCGAAAAAGTTTGCAAGATCGTTTTCATTTGTTACGAGAGTTGCCTGATTAACTGGACCCCAACGAAACACACCAGCAATAGCACCAGTAGAGGTTGAAACCGCAGGGACAATCGTTGTAAGATCAATTTCTGTAACGTTTACGCCAGGACTTAATTGAAAAGCCATTTTTACTCTCCTTCATATAGAATGGGTATTAAACTTGTTTTATTCTATTTATAAAAACTCGTTTTCTACTTCGTCACTCATCCAACTGCGCATAGGTCGCTGATCAAAAACATCTTCCAGATCACCACCAAAGTCCACGAAACCAAAAGGAAGTAAATCATTGATTGTATCTTCTTCAGATTTTTCTCTGAGTCTTGCTAAGGTATTTATGTCTGTGATATCTTTGAAATACGATTGATCCGATAACCAAGCAAACAGCACAAGACCCATAACCATATCGTCATGTTTCCCTGGTTCTGCCTGGTAACTTGATCCTTTTTTGGAAAATGTTGCAAGCTCACCAATAGTATTAAAATCATTGATCACTAGCTGGTTTTGTTCAATAAGCAATTTTAGAATCGAGCAACCAACAGATTTCACGATTTTTGATGTTCTGATACCTCGATCAACATTATTACCAAATCCAGTAGTAATTCTTTTACCCAAACGACCAGCAGATTCGGTAAACAAAATATTGTCATATTCAAAATCATAGTGTAATGAAGTAGAAACTTGTTCACCTATATCATTAATTTCGACCAACGTAGCTGCATTATTATATGATTTGGCTACACGATATACAACGTCAGCGTAATCAATGGGTGTTACAGTATTGTTTCGATAGACGCATACTTGCTCGTATGGCATTTTTGTAACGTCAATAATACTGAATGCAGAATAGTCCAGTCCTTTACCACGAGAAACGTCAACGATACAAGTATAGACGTGGTTTGCTGCCGGATGTTTATAAAGTGTAAGACCTTCTTTTTGCTGAATTGGTCTTTGCGCAACCAGTTCTTTAAGTTTCCAACCAGAAATTAGTGTGCCTGATGAACCAAGGAACTCAACACAATATTCTTGCTCGAACTTTTCGGTATCAAAGTTCATAGACGCAAGGGTGTCTCTTTTCCAATTATCATCACGGCCAGGAACATTATCCCATGTGACTTTGATTGGCTTGTAGTTGTTTACGCCTTCATGAGCATTTTGCCATATCTGGTAAAAGTGGTTTAATCCATTTGGTGTTGATACCAGAACGACCTTTGTTGACAGACCGGAAGAAATGGTAGGATAAACTGAGGTAAAGAATGCATCCCAATTTTCAATGAACGCAGCCTCATCGATGAATAGAAGATTAATCGAGAACCCACGAATGTTATCGGATGACGTTGCAGAAGCGATAACACGAGAATTGTTTTCAAGAACAAACGATCCTTTATTCCACTCAACGACGCCCTGCTGTAACCATTTTGGAAGATGTTGATACGCAAGCTGAATCTTACCAAGAATTTCTCGGGCCGTTTCTCCTTTGTTAGCAAGAAGCGCAACAACCTTTTCGGAGTTAAAAAGAATATACCATAGAATAAATCCACAAGTCGTTGTCGAATTGTGTGAAAGAATATCACCAGTCCATAAACGATGATCATCACTATCCACGGTCACATCAAACATATTTTCTTTTGATATTGAAAGTTGTTCAACTGATTTTACTTTTGATGGGCCTGCGCGTGTCATTATCAAAGTAAAATCAGGAATACAATCTTTTACGAAAATTTCATTAAAATTCTGGTCAAATACTATATGAGTGTCAGCACATAATATTTTTGCACCATTTTCCGTCACAATTTCCCACACTTCATATTCAATGGTTTTATGAATAGAGGAAATCGATTGCCAACCAGTATCTGTGTCAATTTCCCAATCATCAACATCAAAAGATTCTATAAATTTTCGTTCTACTCTCTCAGAAAGTTTAAGCATTTTTCAACAATTTCCTCTGGATATTTTTTATAATCATTATTCCTCTGTGGTAATGTTATGAGAAACCAGATGACCGGATAAAGCAGCGGCGCAGAACCCACAAATATCACAGACCACATAATCTTCTTGTTCATTCATACCATTATATTTTTCTTTGCTTTTTTGACTGTGTTCCATGTATCTCGGCAAGAAACAGAGCACCACAGACTATTTTTACGTTTTTGTTCGAATTGGTTGTCGCACTGATTGCATTTCATAGAACTCTCCTATACTAGTTTCTATAATTTGACCAGTTTTTTTATTTCTGGCTCGTATAGGAGTATTTATACAAAAACATTTTCCTGCTTGACGTGCTGTTCCAATAATTGTATAGCGTTCTTCGGCCATAGAACGAAGCATATCTTTTTGATAATCATACGGATGAAAGGGAATTAAACCCTTGTCAACGTTGATAATTTTCATATATGTTTCGACAAAATATATAACATCTCTGGAACATTTCATATATTCTTCGACAATTTCAGGAGTCCAATTAATTTCAACGCCAGATTTTTTTAAAAGTGGATTCGCGTTATATCCTTTATAATTATTGATATTTGCCGTAAAACTCATTTCTTCATATCCTCTATCATTTTTTGTAATTCTGCTGTGCTTCCTACGAATAAATTATTGGTGACTTTCTTTTCTCCATCGCTTGTTTCAGAAGCTTTGGTCATTTCTTTAACTTTCTTTTGAATATCCAGCATCTTTTCGGAAGCGTTTGTTACAGTATCCATAAGTTTTGCCAGAACTTCAAATGCTCTTGGATTTTGCGATTGATCAGCAATTACAGCAAGTTTAGCAATTGCTTCTGTTCCATTTTCGATTACTTCACGAATATTAGCACGAGCAAAGGTAAAATCTTCCAGTGCAGAATCGTCGCTAATCTTATCCATAATCATTGCTATGGCAACGTTATTTTCTGGTATTGGACCCAATCCCAAAGCTCGGTTTAATGGGTCTTCGTCGTTGTCTTCATTCATTTTTTTGCTTCTTTTATAATTCTGACCATATTTGAATACTTTTTTAATTCAAATTGCTCGTTAGTCATATTTGAATGTTTTGCTGCTGCTCTACGAACTCCGTCATCTTTATCATCCAATGCTTTGTCCAGATGTTCTTTAGTTGCATTTGGGTGTGATGCCGCTGCTAAACGAACCCCGTCATTTTCATCATTCAATGCTTTGTCCAAATGTTCTTTAGTTGCATTTGGGTGTTCTGCTGCTGCTATACGAACATATGAATCTTTATCATTCAATGCTTTGTCCAAATGTTCTTTAGTTGCATTTGGGTGTTCTGTTGCTACTATACGAACAAATTTGTTTCTATCATTCAATGCTTTGTCCAAAGGTTCTTTAGTTGCTTTTGGGTTTCTTGCTGCTGCCATACGAACCCCGTCATCTTTATCATCCAATGCTTTGTCCAAATGTTCTTTAGTCATATTTGAATGTTTTGCTGCTGCTCTACGAACCCCGTCATCTTTATCATCCAATGCTTTGTCCAAATGTTCTTTAGTTGCATTTGGGTGTTCTGCTGCTGCTCTACGAACCCCGTCATCTTTATCATCCAATGCTTTGTCCAGATTTTCTTTAGTTGCTTTTGGGTTTCTTGCTGCTGATCTACGAACATATGATTCTTTATCATCCAATGCTTTGTCCAAATGTTCTTTAGTTGCATTTGGGTGTTCTGCTGCTGCTATACGAACAGATGAATCTTTATCATTCAATGCTTTGTCCAAATGTTCTTTAGTTGCATTTGGGTGTGATGCTGCTGCTCTACGAACCCAGTTATCTTTATCATCCAATGCTTTATCGATATGTTCTTTAGTTGCTTTTGGGTTTCTTACTGCTGCTTCACGAACATAAAAATCTTTATCATCTAATGCTTTGTCCAGATGTTCTTTAGTTGCATTTGGGTGTTCTGCTGCTGCTCTACGAACCCCGTCATTTTCATCATCTAATGCTTTATCGATATGTTCTTTAGTTGCTTTTGGGTGTTCTGCTGCTGCTATACGAACAAATTGGTTTTTATCATTCAATGCTTTGTCCAAATGTTCTTTAGTTGCTTTTGGGTCTCTTGCTGCTGCTCTACGAACCCAGTTATCTTTATCATCCAATGCTTTATCGATATTTTCTTTAGTTGCATTTGGGTTTGATGCCGCTGCTCTACGAACCCCGTCATCTTTATCATCCAATGCTTTATCGATATTTTCTTTAGTTGCATTTGGGTGTCTTGCTGCTGCTCTACGAACCCCGTCATCTTTATCATCCAATGCTTTATCGATATGTTCTTTAGTTGCATTTGGGTGTATTATGGTTTTCACAGCATTATCGTTATATACTTCATCGTGTTTTTTATAAATTATGCTGCCGCCTTTATGTTCCCCAGAAAGTCTTTTAGCTAGATTTTCTGTATGTTTTTTGAAACCTGCGTGATCTATTCCGTAGTGAGAATCAACCGCATATGCTCTTTGCCCTTCATCATTGATGTGTGGCTGTAATGTTGTTCTTGCAATCTCTTCACCTTTATGATTGTGAAGATAAGCAACTACTGTCCCATTTTTAACTTCTTGATTGAGGTATCTACGATTTACCCCCGTATTAAAATTTTTGCATGACTGATGTTCCCATGATTGATTATGAGAAGTCTGACCAGCAACGCCAGCGGGAGACCTTGTTACACGAACGGAAAGACCTCTTTGTCTGTGTCCTTGTCGGGTGCTATCATTGGCAAAATTATTAATAAGTTTAGGTTCAGCTTTGGATTTAGCGAGCATAGAACCAATCTTAACCCTTCTGCCGTGTCTATCCAATGTATAACCCTCACGATAATCATCTGGGTGAATACTATGACCTAAATGACGTTCGACAGCTTTATGAATTTCGGATTTATCGACAGTTCCCGCAAGTTCTTCGTGTTTATCGTCATTACCAATACCAAAATAATGATCAGTATGTCTCAATGCTTCTGGATCGCGTTTCCATTTAGCAACAGTTTTCTTTTCGGTATCATTAAGTTCTTCGGAAATAATAGTTTTTAGTTTACGAAAAGTTAACATTTTTAATATTATCCTTGATTTTTTTCGGTTATTAATGTTATATATCCGTAATTATCGGTGGCTTTAACCAAACTTTGCGGGATAGACAGACTTGCATTAGAAGTCGGTTGTCCGTTAGCTAATAATCCCGGTTCAGAAATAATATTGGATACGGCTGGTTTTGTTATGTCAATGGAATTGTGTATATTACTATCAGCAAACTTGATAATACCAGAATTTGCTGTAGGACCGTAGAAATAACCTTTTAGCGTAAATTCTATAGTCCATATTAGTGCTCTGCGTTCCTTGAAATCCTCACCATAAGAATCTTCGCATGTGAGATTTAATAAAACAAGCGGAACGTCAACAGTTATACCCATTTCAGGAATAAGATCGGCAGTCAAAGTCCAATCAGGTGTGAAGAATGGTAGAATTTGTTCAATAATTTTGTTACCGTCTTCGATGTTTTTCACGTAGATATAAAGAGCGAATCCAATATTATAAGGAACTGCGGCATAGGAATAATACATGTTATTTGGATTTGATGCATTAACAACAGCCTGCCTATTTACGGTTGGTGTTTTTCTACTTGGATCGTATTGGAAACCGGTCATTTCAAAAGACATTACAGGTAGTTGAATTGCAGCCTGTTTGGTGATTGTTGGGTCTTCAATAACGCGAGCCATCATCTTATCTTTTGGCCCATACGTAATAGGGACCGAGATCAATTCAGTTTCGTTACCAGCAGAATCAAAACGCTCAATACGCATGTCATCGAATATGTATCCAAACATTGTTACATATTTTCTAATAAGTGCATGATAGAAAGGTGAAGTAAGTGCCATATTATCCTGCTAGATCGCTAAAGGGATTTGTTTCGGAAAAATCAAGGAACGTTTTGGCGTCATCATCAAATACGTCATTTTCGGCTGTGGTATCAATGTTTTGAATATCATATGATTGTAGGACTAATGTATTATTATTCTCATCAACAAGATACAAATTAGCTTCGGTTAGATACGACCAATCAATAATGTTCGTAGAGAAGTTGGTCTGTAAAATATCGATAGCAGGTATACCAGTATTGAATTGTTCGTCTGAGTATTCGAAAAGCTCACACGTCATTTCCCAAGTCTGTAGAGCACCGAATTGATAAAACATTTCGAATTTATTAACGTATTTAATCTGAAAACATTTTTGATTTAATGGGAAGAAGATAAGATCGCCTTCGTTTGGTCTTGGTTGTGTTGTCTGAATACCAATTTCTTGATTGAATACTCGTTGTGATATAGAGAATATTACTTGGTCACGAATCTGAACACCAAACTTAGACATGAAATCCCCGTCACCACTGAAACCATCGACGGACTTAATATACATTTCGACCATGTAAGCATTGTTATACTGAGACTGATCATCTTCGGTCATAAGAGAATCGAAATGTGTAATCACTCTAGGTATGTAGTAAATGTCATGACCATAAATTCGAATCGATTCAATGATCAAATCCTCGAAAAGATTTTGTTCACCTGACGATTGGAAATTATTGAAAAAAAATTGGTCGCCATTAGGCTATACCTCCTGTGGTTTTTGACTTGTTAGCTTTTCTTTTTTCCCGACCATCGAAGTAAAAACCATCGTTGTTGTGTTTATTATAAAAATCTTCATTGTTTTTTGCATTCACAGATTGAAGAATTTTAGCTTCCAATTTTCTTATGTCCGCATGTTTTCCTATAGCAACGATTTGTCTAGAGAAATCTTGGGGTCTCTGTTTGTATTCTTTCATCATGTATTTACCCGATCATATCCGTAACAGGTAAACTATAACTGTTAATCATTTCGTGTTCTAGTTCTTCACGTTCTGTTGTAGCATCATTATAAATCTTTTCACCATTAAACTGAACACCACCAGGAAGTGTCATACCAGTAAATTTTGTTAGGTTTGCTCCCCACTGTTGTTTGATTAATGTGGATGCATAACGCTGAAGCCAACGATCCCCCCATGTTCTGGTATATACTTCGGGGTCAACCACCTGATAACACTTAATAATTAACCAGTCACTCGGATTTACAATACCCCAATCCATATCGATATAGACACGATTTATATGTCTGTTGTAACGAATGGGCTGCTTACCTACGAGAAATTCTTCTAGGAATTGAATATGTTGCATTGCCATATAATAAGGAACCATAGACACCGAGGTTAGTGTGTATAGGTCATTAAGGGCGATCTGGTAACGAATATTGAACAGGTTATTGGTGTTAAGACCCTGACCAACTGGAAACATATCAACCGCGCCTATGATATTATCAGGCAGCGTGATGTATTGATTGGTGATATCTTGCTGAGTCACTTGATATTTGTAGTAAGTATCCTGGGTGCCATCGAAATGATAATCGGCAAAGTATAACAACGCCTCATCAATACGATCTTCAACTTGATCGGGGTCCACATTGATTTCAATAACAGGATGACCCAATCTACGAAGGCAATAGTATTTGAATTGTTCTCTTGTTGATGGGACTGCCATTGATTATTTCCTATTAAGCAAAATTTGGTATAAGTGTTACGATTTGTGGAGTTCTCATATTATTGATGGTATTGACTAAACTTGTTTGTAATTCAGTCACATTTATCTTTTCTTCCAACCAAGCAATCATTTGTGCTTTGGTTAGATTGGCATATGGAATAAAAGCTGCTGGGTCAGGTGATTCGAATCCTTGCGCACCAAAAGTATCAGCGGTAAAACCATCAGAAGAAGTTGCTACATAACGCCAATGAATTGTTTTAATAACATTATCAAGTGAATCTTCTTTAACTCGTGCTTCAATGGCAGAAATAACCCAATCAAATGTTACTGTGGGGGTTGTTGTTTCGGACATAATATTTTCCTATTATTGTAGTATTTATTGATTACATGAAACCACCGGGGCCATCACCAGCACCGTAAGTTGTTCCTGAACCCGATCCCTGACCACCTGTTGGATCATACGGATAACCATAAAGAAAAAACCCAATACCAATACCCGTTGTTGGAGCAATGTATTTTCCACCATTGCTGTCAAATTCAGTAGCACCACGTAAAGCACCCAAACTAATTGGTCCTGAACTACCAACGTAAGACGCAAAACTACCAGAAGTTGTTCCACCATTTCTTAAATCTAAAAAACTAATTTGTGGATAAATTGCCATTTTTAGTTACCTCCCAGTTTTGATTCTAGATCATTAACTTTTGCGGTTAGTTCTTTGATTGCTTCGATTAATAGCGGAACGAGCTTTTCGTATTGCACCGTCATATAATTTTCACCAGACTTAGAATTACCTTCGCTATCAGTATCAAATGGTGCTGGTTTGATTACTTGTGGTAGAACTGCTTTGACTTCCTGCGCAATAACACCAACTTGCTGCGAACGATCAGTATAACCATAAGATTCCGCAAGGTCGTTGCTATTATATGTCACACCCGAAAGCGTATTGACTTTTGCCAGAGCGTCGGGGATTGGTGTGATGTTTTCTTTCAGTCTTGCATCAGAATAATATGCAATGATATTATCGGATGCAAGAATTTGACCGGTAGTTGTAGATGGTGCTGCTGATCCTACACCGATAGAATATGTTGCACGAATTTTACCGTTAACATCTAAGTTATATGCAGCATCCGAATTAATACCGGTATTAATACCAACATTTCCTCCAGCCGGATTTAGGTTGATTGAATATCTTGCTGTGCCACCATTATATCCAGATTGAATCCACTGAGCATATGTTCCTGTTGATTGACCGAATGCCAGATAATTTCCACCACTACCACCAACCACGAATGATGCACCAGTTACAATAGCAGAAGAATTGGTGTTCGCAGCAGCAACAGATAATCCAGAATTAATAGAACCCGTGAATGTTGCACCAGAAAGTGGAGCATAAGATGACAATGAAGAAGATGTAATATAACCAGAAGGATTAGTGCTATTATATGGTGTATAACCAAGGCCGGTTGTTATTTGTGATGATGTTATAGAACCACCATAAGTTCCAGTAATACTTGCTGCCGATCCTGTAACATTAATACCCCAAGTTCCTGATGCGCCAGAACCTGTTAATGATGGAGCATAACCGGTTACATAAGACTGGGTTGCTGCTTGAAGACCATTAATTGTAACGTTTGTTGGAAGATTTACATAATTAGCAGAAATATTAACATTACCGAAAGCAGAAGAACCACACCAATAACCCAATGTTGCAGCGTTAGCAGAACTTTCTGTTTTGATAGTGAAATAATTGGTGTAATTACTTGACCCAACCGTTAATGCATCAGTGTTATTTGCTGATGGTTGGACTGCAATTTTTGAAAGTGGTGAAGACGTTCCTACACCAAAATTGCCATTTGAAACATGATATGCAGCAGTTCCAACCGTTATAACATTCCCAGTTGTAACGGTTCCAGTAAATGTTGGTGATGCTAGTAATGCATAAGAAGCAGCAGCAGTTCCCCCAAGTCTCGAAGAATCATACGCTACATTACCAGAACCACTAATTGCAGAAATATAACCAGAAGGATTAGTGCTATTATATGGTGTATAACCAAGAGCGGTCGTTACTTGTGATGATGTTATAGAACCATTTAAATATGTAGCAAAAACGCTTGAAACATGCATATCACCATTAACGTCTAGTTTGTTTGCTGGTGTTGCTGTTCCGATACCAAGATTACCGTTGGCCGCAAGAGTTATTTGGTTTGTATTGTTTGAACCTAGTGTTAATACGCTACCAGAATTAGTTGGTCTGATATATGCATTCGTTCCGTCACCCTGAAGAATTAGATTATTGGCGTAAAAATTGCCACTTTGAACGTTAGCTATACCTGTAACGTTTAGTGATGCGGCATTTACTAGACCTGTGCTGTTGAATGTTGCAGTATTGACAGCCCCGGCAACGTTTAGTGAAGCAGCACTTACTAGACCTGTTGTATTAAGAGTTGCAGTATTGACAGCACCAACAACGTTAAGGTTTGCTGTATTGGCTAAACCTGTTGTATTAAGAGTTGCAGTATTGACAGCACCAACAACGTTTATTGAAGCCGTATTAGTTAAACCAACAACATTTAGCGAAGCGGCATTTACTAGACCTGTGCTGTTGAATGTTGCAGTATTGACAGCCCCGGCAACGTTTAGTGATGCGGCATTTACTAGACCTGTTGTATATAATGTTGCAGTATTGACAGCACCAACAACGTTAAGGGCCGCAATATTTGCAAGTCCGGTAGTATTTAATGTTGCAGTATTGGTTGCAAGCGAAACGTTTAGGTTGTTTGCTTGGGTTAATAAGCTATTGGCAGTAAATACGCCATTTGCAATAAGTGTGTTCTTGACAACAAAATTCTGGTCGGCCATCGGTTCAATATCCCCTGATGAGATTAAAAGATTTCTTTCTATTTATACAAGAAATCTGTTGACAGGGTATCACATATCTGGTATAATCCATATGTGGTTATGATGAATATTAGTCTTTAATTGCTTCTATGATCTCTGCTAGTTTTCAATTGAAAAATCAATAACTTCTTGCCATTTTCCAATGTGATTAGTTCTCCACACAGTGACATCTGTATACCAATCAGTTTTCTTTCCTGATTCTGTTCCACCCCATGTAAAATAATCATCAGGTCTTGTATATACAATTGTCTTAACACCCAATGCACCAGCAGCATGTGAAACACTGGAACAAGAACAAAATACAATTTCACTCAGCATCAGAATTGCTAGAGTATCATCCCAACATTCAATCTGATCAGTTAAGTCTAAAACACCTGCTGGACAAGTATCTGCTTCCTTGCAAACACTGACCAATGTGAAACGATTGCCTAGTTTTTTAACAAGATAGTCAATATCTATATCTCTGAAATGGTTCTCAGCAAAGGTATTACTGCCCTTCCAACTCAACGCAACAATTTGCTTATTGCCTAGAATTTTCTTCCATTTTTCAACATGTTTTTCAGACGGTGTGATATAACTTGTATGCATATTAATCTTAGTTTCATTAAGAAGATATGGCAAACTCATCATAGGAAACCAGTAATCATATTTCTTGGATTTATCGTATTTTGAGACTGGGAAGTTTCTTGTTATAACATCCGATAGTGTATTCGTGGTGTAATAATCAAAATCACAATCATGCCCATAACGATTCCATAATACCGTTAACCATCTGGAAAATATAAATTCGTCGCCCATACCACCTTCGGCAATGCATAGCACTTTTGCTTTTTTTAGTGGTTCGCCTTGCCATCTAGGACAATTTGGTAGATTATCATATTTTTCCTTGCCGATCCAAATGATGTTACCTGCATCTCTGCCTCTTTCCATATAAGTAAAAGCAGTAGCATAATCTTTATTTCGATATGCATACCATCCAAGATCCAACCATTTTTCGGAGCAGTCATGTTGATTTTTTAAAATGTATTCATAACCATCCTGAATACGACCAGCATTATTGAAATATTGCGCCATCTGACGAATATCTTCTTTGCTTACGCTATTGGACAAATCCATATAATTGCCAAACTCACGCACCGCCATATCAGCTTCCATAAGGAAACTATAACAAGCAGCTTTGTTTTTAAGAGATATTGGTAAAACGCCTCCAATAAGACTGTTGGTGATATCTATCTGCCAAATTGCTTCTTGATATTTCTTCTGAGAAAACAATTCGGCAGCCAGACTATCACTAATTTCAGCCAGAGATTTTCTGATTGATTTTTCGAACATTACTTGATTGTTGAGCGTTGTGGCTTATGAGTTTGAATTAGCAAAAACACAGAATGAGCAATGTTATTCATATGATGAAGATTGAAATAAAGCTGTTCTTCGGTAATTTCTTTGAGGCGTAGTTTTTCCGACCACATATCATTCCAACCAAATTTAACATCACAAACTTCAATATCAATATCGTTATCAATACCTAGAGGTGAATCTGCTTGTTCCGTTTTGATCCATTCCATATTTGTTTTTTGATCAAACATTCTAAAAGTCTGCTGAGTTAGAGAACGAACATGTGTTGGATCATTTACAATATTATCACTGCGATGATGTGGGAATTGAACCTCCCAAGCAGCGCCATCAGCAGAAATACGATACATTTCTTTCAGAACATTGATGAAATCTTTTGGTGTTGATCCGACATGTTCCAGAATATCTTTTGCAACAATATGATCTACTGAGTTATCTTCAAAAGGCCAAGGAAACTGCATAAAATCATGAAGAACATCTGGTTTACATGCTTCAGAAATATCAACGTTTACAAAACCTTCTAAGTGTTGAAAACCACAACCAAGATTTAGCTTTAGTTTCTTATCCATAATCTTAGGAGCTTTTGCTTTCTTCAACTTAAACTTCTTTTCCAAGTCCTTGTAAAGCAAGTTGAAGGTGTCTGTCCATTCCTTTGGCTTTTGCTGGCGATACAGAGTTACTGAAGAATAAAATGGCGAAACAGTTGATTTTGGTGCATCCCATGCCCAAGTGTGATAAGGCAGAATAGGAACCACAACCCATGTTGGTTTGCCGAGAGCAGCCGCAGCGTGAGCAATAGATGTGCAAGAAGTAATGATCAAATCCATCTTGCTAATAGCCGCAAGTGTATCTTCCCAGGAGATAAGAAGATGTTGCAGGTCAGTAATACCTTCTGGAAGATTTACCGTATGATGATCCCGTTGGAAACTGAAGATATCCAGTTCCTTATATCTTGAAAGCGAAGTCAAGAACTGAGAAGGAAACAAACGGAATTGTTGGTGTTCAAATTTTGGATTACCTGCCCAGCGAATACCAACCTTGATCTTATCTTTGCTTTGAATGAGTGTATCCCAAACCAACGAGCTATTTGGTTCTACGGAAAGATATGGGCCTGGGTCAATTGTATCGAATGTGTTACCAGTTACCCATCCAGCAGAAAATCCCGGTAGCCAATAATCGTGTGCCACTGTATGTGCCTGATCTCTTTGAATGACCTGGTCAACACCATTAACACGAGCAAAGACTGAGTGAAGTTCAGGTGCAGCAGCAACAATTACCTTGTCAAAGCCTTTATTTTTTAAGTATTCCGCAAATCGAACATGAATGATTTCATCACCAAACCCACCTTCGAGTGAAAGTATAATCGTTTTACCATCAACCGGATGTTCTTCTGGATTCCAAAGTGGAGCGGCAGTCTTTAAGAAACCGCCACCATATACGTTTAAGTAACGCCCATTTTCAAGAAGCTTACACCCCTCTTGATACTGACCTTGTTGTAGCAAGAACCAACCACGATTGAAGCTATGGCGTGTCCACATTTCCGGATTTTTTAAACCTTGACTATCTTCTATTTCGCCTTGACCGATCTTTTGAAGTTCTTCAGAAATTTCCCAAGCTTCATCAAAACGACCATCAAGCATTAGTTTTAGTTCTTTATCGATAGGATGCATAATATACTCCATAATAATGTGTTAATCTATTCTATTTAGGTTGTTATTGCAAGTGAGTGATATACAGGCTGTCCTGTTGCAACACTAGCCCAAGTAGTTCCAGCAGGCCCTGACACTAGCACAGGTGATGAAACTGTTGTAGTGGAATTTATACCAAGTTGCCCTGAAGTATTTAATCCCCAGCCATAAAGAAGACCAGTAGTTGTAATACCAAACGACGCATCGTAATTGGCAACAGCAACTGACCACGAAGTTCCTGCAGGACCTGACACTAGCACAGGCGACGACACCGATGTTGCAGAAAGAGTGCCCAATTGATATAGACCGTTATATCCCCACGTATAAAGAAGACCGGTGGTTGTAATACCAACCGCATGATTGAACCCGCCTGAAACAACAGACCACGATGCGCCTGTTGGCCCTGAAACAAGCACCGGCGA